GCATTAAGATCAGAAGCATAAACCTGACCAACGATATCCTCAGGATTATCTGTGCCAGATACCCATTTGGTAAGACGACCTGAAGGAGTTGCCTTTAAGTAGTCACCATTATGAGCTTCACCAATGACAGCACCCCAAGGCATTCTGTTATTGATTGAGATTTCCTGCTCCTCTGCAAGAAGACCAGTCTTGTTGTAGTTTGTATTTGCTGTAAATCCAGGCATGTACGGAAGTTCTACATATTCAAGAGTGATAACAGATGGCTGATTTCCACCAAATCTATCGAACTGGAACCAGTCCTTAGTGAAGTTGTATGGAGCCATACCAATAACATTCTTGTTATTTGAAAGACCAGGAAGTGTAATGGTAGTTACATACTTCTTAGAAACGAAATCCTTAACGGATTCACCAACACCTACGACACGACCCTTTGGAATAACGACTTCGTCCATTCCAGGACCGCCATACTGATAATTGAATAGAACGCCGTCTTTGAAAACACCGCTCATATCATTACCTAAGAACTTAGGGTCAAGCAACCATTTTTCAGCTGGGCTCATGTGACCAGAGCGTACAAGGGCTGTATTAGAACGAGAACCCTGTTGATTTTGATATCCTCTGTATAAAGCCATTTGAGTTTCCTCCTTTTTTAATTATTCTTGAAAATACTACTAATAATTTGTTGAGCAGCATCGTCAACTGATGTGACTACGCTATCCTTTATATCAGTATCAGCTTTATTGCTGTTACTTTCTTTCTTTTCCTGCTGATCAACAGCAAGACAAGGATTATCGATAGAAGCAAGATCTCTAGTTTTGTTCTGTGACTCAGAAATAATAGTTTTAAGTTCTTTCATTGACTTAACCATTAAATCTTTCTTTCTGCTATCCTTAGCTTCGTCATCCTTGAATGATTCTTTGCTAATGATACCGTCAACAACATATTCTTTGTTAGCGGTTGCAAGAGTAATGCAACGATCTTTAAGAGTAGCATTCTCTGCTTTTGCATCTTCAAGGCTCTGCTCAAGTGCTTTTACCTGGGTTTGAGCATCAAGTAACTCGTCTTCGAGATACTTAACTTTTCCAAGTGCGTCCTCAAGCTCTTTAGAATCTTGAATTGCATTTTCTTCTGCTGGTTTACTATCTTCAGAATTAGTATCCTGATTTGCATCTTGAACATCTGCTTCAGTTTTACTATCTTCTGTTTCTGTATTTCCTTCAGAAGGTTTGCTGTCCTCTACGGACTTTGCATCAGCATCGTTAACATTGTCTTCTACTTTTGGCTCTTCTTGCTGATTAGCATCCTGTACTTCAGCAACTTTTGAACCTAAAGTGGCATCGATGACATCATCAACGTTTACTTTAGCGTCTTCAGTTCCATTCATTGAAGATTCCTCCTTATCATTATTTTTTTGAATATCTTTGTCCGTAAGGACTGTAACTTTCGTTATTTGTGCAAAGTCATCAGCAGGATTATTAACTACAGAAACCTCATGATATTCAATATCTTTGGCTCCCCAGTAACAGATCTGGTCTTTGTAGGTTTCTCCACGCATATGACCACAAAAACGAAATTTACCATCTTTAAGAATTGTTTTGCCACAAATATTACAGGTAACAGTGCCCATTGAACCACCAATGCTTACTGTCCCATAACGTTTATCTATAAATTTAGGAATTGCATCTTGATCAGTGACTCTTACTTTAAGATGAATAGCAGTTCTTTCATCTGTAAGAGCAGAAGGCCCATGATTAGTTTCGATAACTCTACCAAGAGGTTCAGAATAACTATCATGATTTTTTAGCATAGGTTTATGGAAAGGATTCATAAATGACTCGCAATCTTTTTCCATACTATCTTCGTAATAAATACAATAATTGTGATTTTTACCAGAATGAGTTGCTTCTGTTTCTACATCTACAGCAACTACATTGGTATTACCACTGTTCATATCGTTTATTAATTTGTTAGTATCAATTTCTTTACCAGAAGCATCTACTATTTTAGTATCATGCTCAAAAGAAATTCTGTTTTTTAATGTTTGGTCTTTAATTTCGGTGTTAGGAAGATAGTCCCCATTAATGTCAAAGATCTTAGAGACATCGATGCTAAATTCTTTATCATTAGCATCTTTAACGGTCATAACATCCATTGTAATTGTTCCTTTCTGAATTAGTTAGAAAGATAATCAACTAAAGAATCTTTAAATAAATCAATTCTGGAATTTATAATGTCAATAATATTAGTAGGATTTCCAAAAGTATCTATACCTATTAAATCACTATTTATTCCATTTGTCAAATCTGTTGTTAATTTTATTAATTTATTTTCAATTCTTTTTGTGCTATTAGTATCTTTTGATATGATGGTAAGTATTTCTTCAGTACAGTTTTTAATGTTACCAAATATTACTGTCTGAAGTATTTCTGTTTTATCATCATAGCATTTTACTATATAATTATCTACTAAATCGTTCAAATTGTCAATACTATCTTTAATTAATCCTATAGAAATTAAATTTGTATTATCTTTGCTCTTCGATTTAATAGGTTTACCACCTTGATTTTTCTGCTTATTATTAGTTTCTTTTGTTCCTGTTTCTTGATTAGATACAGAAGCTTCAACTCTAGCATTTTCTCTAGTAATAAGCTCAACGAACATTTTTTCTCTATCACCATCAGGAATAGGATCCATTCCAAGTTCTTCTCTCATTTCGTCTTCAGTAATAGCATTATGTTCGTATTTATAAATAGCATGAACCTGTTTTTTAATTTCTACGTCCACGTCATTATCATTGAACCTAAATTCAACGTTTTGATCTGGATTTAATACAGGATCATATCCACCTTCCATTAGAAGCTCTTTAATAATAAATTCATTAAAGAACATTTCTATAACTCTCTGTATAGCTCTAATTCTATCTGCCATTTCAGAAGTCATGTTATCTCCAGTAGATCTGTTAGCTGTGTTACCACGACCAAACATAATCTCTGGAATGCCAAGTCCTGAAAAAACTCTTGCTTCAAAATATTTTAAGTAAGGCTCAGCATCTATTACTTTATCGGAAGCAATTGGTTTTACTGTAACTCTTTCTGTTGTAATCATGGCCGCTTCTACATCGAATTGGTCATATTGCTCCTGCATTTTTTCTACTTCTTTATCAGTACCTGTTATTTCGTCAGTACCAATTGCGATGTGATAGAAAGGATAAACATTTCTATACATCATTTTAAGAATATTTTCTTCAGCTTGTCTTAAAGCTTTTATATCAGGCATTACAGGAACTAAGAAACTAGTTCCGTAAGCATTACCTTTTTCTCTTTTATAGTAAAAGTGAACTACGTCTTCAGGAGTAAATGTTTGTTCACCTTTGTCAGTTTTCTGTTGCCATTCTGTTATTTTACCATAATCATCACGCTTACATTTTGTAATAGTAGCGTTGGCACAGAAGTAACCTCCTACAGGATCTTTGCCATATAATCCTTGAAGATTAACTCCTTGTGGAAAAGTATTAGGATCATTACTCCTAGCTTTTACTATCATACAGTTTCCGTATTTTACTACATCTTCTGCAATTTCCATAAGGAGTTCATTAGTAGGAGTTGCTGTAGCTTCTGCTATAAAGTTAAGTCTTAATTTCAAATACTCAACCGCATTAGCATCAGTTCCATAAAAGTTATAACCTTCTTTAAAGATCTGATCTACGTATTTATCTACACCCTGTCTTATATATGCATCAGTATTATATGCAGTATATAATTCTTCAAGGTCAAATACTGGATCTTCAAATTCAGTATCAGATGTGTTTTTGTAAACAACTCTACCTAATACTTCTGAAGAAAGTTCTCTTCCTATTGAACCGCCTGAATTGCCAGAAGCATCTGATTTAGGAAGTAATTCTCCAAACCATCTTCTGGCTATTGCCATTTTAAATCTGTTCATAATAACATCCTTTTTAAGTACCTATAATATAATATACCATCAAAATGTTACTTTTTACTACTTTTTTTACTAATTGATTTACAAATTTTTTGAATATTGTATTTTTCTTTCTCAAGAACCGTTATTTGATCTAAATGATTTTGATTATACATAAGCACACGATCAACGTCTTTTATAGCTTCTGTAAGGTTATCAGCAAATTTGTCTACCTTTCTTCCAAGGTATACAGAATTTTTATCTTTGTCTCTTAATTCATATAGATCATTTAAATATTTTCTTTTTTCATAGTAATTATATAACGACTTTTGAATTAATTCAATATCTTTTTGTCTTTTATAACCTCTGGCTCTCAAATCTAACTGTTTATTTACATCATTAAATAGTTTATTTACTATTTTCATATCATTAGTAGTAGCCTGAGTATCTTCTTGAGAATCAATTACTTTTGCTACTTTTATAGCATTTTTATTATCTTTGAATACACAATAAGATATTGTTTTATTTAAAATACTATCAAAACTTATAGTCATATAATTTATTCCAGCAGTGTCATTATGACGTTCTCTTATTTTTAAATCTTTTATGTAACTCTCATCACTTTTTTTAGCATCACTAATAGTAATATTAGGATCGTTATAATAAATTTGCTTGAGATCAACATTTAATTCATTAAGTTTATTTTCTATTCCAGCAAGAATATTTATAAGCCCAGGAATAACTGATCCGTATGGGCTATTATATTCTTCTGCAAATTTATCAGTATAACTGGTGTCACCTGTTTCTCCTGCATCGATTAAAGTATTTATGTCATTATAAGGATTATAAGGTTTACCAGTATCACTGTTGTTTATTATAATTTCATTATTTGTTCTTCCTGGATCATAATGTGTTATATTAGAAGAATTATTCATAGTTGATGAAAGATTCTCATTACTCACATTATAAAAAGGATTGTTTGATAAAGCCTGTTCTTCGTTAAATTTATTAGCAAGTTCTCTTTTTATTCTTCTAATATTTTTAAGAACATATGCTATATCATCTAATACAGAAGACGGAGTAGCAGTAACAAAACTATTTAATGTTTTAGAATATAATTCTTCATTATCTTCTGGATTTATATCAGTAAGCTCATCACTAGTAATAGGTTTACCTGTTGCAGTTCTTTCTTTTGTATAATCTAAGTGCGGTTTATAACCTATTACATTAGCATCGTTTTCTATTTGGCTTACAATATTTTCAGTATTATCCATTACCATATACTCCTGTTAAATTCTTTAGGATACATTCCTCTTCCTCTTTTGGCCTGTACAGAAACTACACCATAAGTTCTATCTCTTTTAGATATTACTTTAATAGGAAGAACGTCATCATCATAACCTTTGTCATCTATGCTTCTTGGTTCTACATCAAAATCTCTGCTATCAAGATGTTTTGAAACAAGAGCTATTTTTGTAGAATAAACTTTCTTTAATAGTTTATCATAATGTTTTGCAAATGACAAGAGAGCAAGATTCATAGCATCAATCGCATGCTCATTCTCATCAGTATAAATTGGAAGACCAGAGCTACTGATTGATTTAACTCTATATTCTTCAAGTTCTTCTATTAAGAATTTATCATTAGGATTTAATATAATTTTGCATTTTTCAAATATATTTACTGAGTTATTTACCATAAATGGTTTAAGGTTTTTCTTATCTTTCTTTCTGGTATATGGGTCAGTTACTTCTATTTTTTCTGAGAATTGGAAACCTTCAACTTTTTCTCCAAATCCAGTAGAAGGATTTTTAAGACCATAATCATGGAATAACTCTAATTGTACTTCTCCATATCCTTTATCTATGGCTATCCAGTCAAAATGATATTCTTCATCTAATGCTATTATTTTATTCATAGCATTAATATAAACTGATTCAGATCTTGGTATTTCTATTCTGAACAATACTTTAAAATATGGAATAACAGTACCATTTTCGTCTTGATGGAAATTATCAAATTCCATACATACCATATGAGTACCAGTTTGATATTTATCCCAGTCAACTCCAAGTATTCTAATGTTAATACCTTTGGTTTTCTTAAGATAAGTTTTTCTAATTTCTTTATCCCAATCAGTAATATAACTATGTCTAAGTCTACGGCCTTCATCTAGAGCCGCCTGGATAAATTGTTTCTGATAAACACCCATTTCTTCCTCACCAAATTCGGCAAGGACTTCTTGAGTGAATCTCATTTCTGAAAGTTCGTCTTTGATGTCTTCCAGATATGTTTGATTAGTATCAGGATTTATTTTTAATAATTCTTTATTAACGTTTGAAGGTGCATATACTTCAACCCAACCATTACCATCTGGGTTTTCTTGTATAGTATATCCATTGAATTCGTTGTTTTGTTTATCTTTTTCAGATACAACGTATTTTTTAGAAGCATTTATACACCATCTATAATATTCTTCATGTTTACCAGATGGTGTAGAGGCACATATAAGTTTAATTCTTTCTGGTGCTTCGTTTCGGATATTAAGCACATTTGTTATCTGTGCTGAACCAATATAGTCTGCCTCGTCAAGGATAAGAATATCTGCTCTCTGACCACGCATACTGTTAGCTCCTGCTGAAGCATTATTTGCACCAGCAGTAAAGCCAAGTACTTTAGTTGTGACTCCATTTATATTAAACTCTAATCTATGATGTACGTCTCTTGTTTTTAAAGAATTTAATAATGGAGATGCATTTATTAATTGATGTAATCTGTCAAAGATTAAGTCTATCTGGTTTTCATAAGGAGTAGCAATAACAATATCATATTGTGGATTAGGTCCTCTATTTGATTGGGTATAAGCAAACCATAGTATCATTACACACATACTATCAGTTTTACCAAGTCGTCGTCCAAGTCTTAAAACGACCTGTCGAGATTTTTTACATTCCATTAAAATGGGTAACTGATAATCTCTTGCTTCCCAATTAAGGTATACTTTAGCCCATAATACAGGGTTTTCAGTAACTATATATTCTAATGCATGAGCTTTTTTATGACCAAATTTATTGCATATATAGTTTACTCTTTGTTCTATTTTATCATCAAGTGGCTTTAAAAGTTTCATCATAGAATCCACTTGTTGATCTGTTAGTAATGATAATAATTGTACGTCCATTTGAGCTCCTTATAAACTATAAGTAGAATGTCCTGTTGAAAAGTTTGTTATTCCATTTGCATAAGCAAGGTCTTGATTATATGACATACTGCCATAACCTTGTCTATATGATCTTGGTTTATTATTTTCTTTTTCTTGCTTATTCTGTTTCTTTTTATGAGATAATCCACCAAGTAATAATGCTCCACCTGCAATAGCAAGTCCTATTCCTAATTTTTTAGTATTTAATGATTTTTTGGCAGATTCTCCAATTTCTTTTGTTACTAATTTTTCTTCTGTTTCAGATATTGCTTTTTGTTCTATATTTTTAGTTTCTTTAATTGATTTTTCTGCAAGTTGTTCATCTAGTTTATGACATTCATCGATTATTTGATTTGCTTCTTTTTGTGACTGATAGAAATTATTAGCAATTTCTTCTTGTTCTTTTTGTAATTGTTCAATTGTTTCTGTTTCTGATTGAACTGATTTACGGTTAGAATTAAGTTTATTAATTGCTTCTTTTTGTTGTTTTGGATTAAGTCCCTGAGATGTATAAAATCTCTCGTCATTAGGGCCATATTTTTCAAATGCTTCTTTTGATGTAAGTATTTCTTTTTTTTCTGTATTTTTTAATTCTTTTTTTAATTTTTTTAATTCTTCTTTTACTTCTTCTTTTCTTGCTTGTCTTTTGGCCCATTCTTCTTGAGCCATTTTGTCAATTTCTTCTTCAGATAGATTTTTATTTCCATATACAACTTCATCCATAAAGATACGTTGTACTATTTCTTCGTATTCTAATTTTTCCGCTTCTTTAATAATTCGTTTATTAAGTTTACCGCTTTCTCGTTGTTCTTTAATTCTATTTATGTATGCTGCAACGTGACCTTCTTTACCTTCTTTCTTTATTGGAATTGTTTCTACTACATATGATTTTCTAGTAGAAGACATATCTACAGTATAAGGATCTCCACCGATAATATCTAAATCAAGATTAGCATTTTCTGCTATTTTTAATACTTCATCTTTGTTTTCTTCAAAATATTTTTGTTTTACCCATAATTTTTCAGGTTTAAGATTAGTAATTACATGTTCGTCGAACGAACTTGTTCTGTCAAATACTTCTTCTATTGTATTTGCTTGGCTTCTTCTTCCTCTGCCTCCTTCTGTTTGGATTGTCCAAATATCTTTATCATAACTAAGAATAGGAGTTCCTTTTAAAGAAATACCAATATGATCAATGTGATACCATCCGCTTGTTACGCATAATGCCATTTCTTTATCTGCTAATATATTCACAAGATTTTCTTCTGCTTTTGTTAAACTCCAGTTTTGTTTACCAAATGCTGAAAGACTATGATTATATACTTTATCTTTTCCTAAAGATTTTGCATTTTCTTTAAATATTTTATTTAAGCTATCATTTACGGATGATATATTGTCTGTTTTTTTATTAAAATTTCTTCTTAATTCAATGTGTTCATTTAATGCTTTTCTTGCCTCTTTTGATTTGATAGTTCTGTTAAATTCAGGATTAAAATGATAGTCGTGTTTTAAAACAGAATTTTTATCTATAGTCCAATAAATATCTCCATTATTATAATATAAAGCAAAGGAATTTATATAACGCTCAAATGCTATATCAATGACATCTTGAGCAACTTTATTACCATTTTTTGTTGCTTCTCTTAAAATATCTCCGCTTTCTCGTCCCCATTCTTTAATAACACTGTTAAAATTTTCTTGTAAAGTTTTCTGAAATAATCCGCTACGTATTGTTCCATCATGGAGTATTTCTCCATGACTGATTTTCCCGTAATCGATTCCTATTTTTTTAGCATTTTCTACATATGGTTCCCATAATTTATTTTCAAAGTTTCTTGCTTTTTTAACAATATCTAATTTAGAAGAAACAAATTTGTCTTCATCACCAAGAATTTGGCTAATTTCTTCTTTACTTTTACCTTCAAGAAAATTAAATGCTTCACGAAGTTCTTTATATTCTTTAGTTTGTGTAAATTCATTCCAAGTAGGAGGCTCTATAAGCTGCACTTCTTTCCCGTTTATATTTACAAGTTTTGTTTCTAAATCGCTCATACTTATAACCCCAAATAATAATTTCTTGCTTCGTTACCAAAAGCAGAATTGATATTTGCTCCATTAGATCTGATAGCATTAAGAGATCTCTGTCTCATAGTATATCCTGCTTGACTCATATTAAAATGACCACTACCTATAGATTTATTAGCTTCTATTCCAGATGCTTGTAATTCTGCTCCATGTTTTAAATGTTCTGCTAATAAACTTGAACCAGTAGTAGCAAGAATACCAAGCCCCATCCCTTTAAATCCTGCTGCTCCATATAAGGTTTCACCTATTACAAAATCCATTGCTCCTTTTGAAGCAGAAATAGCAATATGGTCTCCTTCTTCCTGACTTTGATTAAAAGTAGAAGCAGCAGACCATACATTAAATGCGTCGCCAACAAAACCACCGACTATTCCAAGTTTACTTTCGCCAGCACTTTTTAATTTATCTTTTGTTGAATCTATAATGCTCATTTATTTACCCCATTCCATAAAATGCTGATAAGAATTGATCGTCAACACCGTGTTGTTCTATAGAATCCATTATAGAAGTATTATCATGCATAATATTTTTAAGCATATCAGCTCTTACTTCTGGATCATCAGTAATTTGATTTATTGCTTGCACAGCTCCAGTATTAAGTTGACCTGTCATTCTTGCAGGACCTCCTTGATAAGTAACAGGCCCCATATCCATTCTATGTTTATTATCAAGCCCAGCTGTAACAAAACCAATTCCTGCCAGTCCAGCAATACCTAAAGCTACTCCTTTTTTGTTTAATTGAAAAGGAATTAGATCAGAGGTTATTCCACCGCCAGCAGCAAGTGTTCTATTGGGTTTTAGAAAAGCTGTTTTAAGGCTCATTATTAAGATTCCTCCGTATAAAAATTTATCTATCTTCTCTGGCAGTTGATGCCGCTAATAATGTTGTTGCCGCAAATGTTGATCCAAGGATACCAATGCTTCCTGGATTCCAATTATGATTTAGTATTCGATTCCATCCTCCATTATTTAATCCTTGATCATTAACGGATTGTTTTGATATATCTTCGGCTATCTGCTCTATTGTTCCATCTGATCGCATTGCTGCTTTTGCTTTAGGTTTTGGTTCTGATTTAAGTTTTGCTTTTGGCATTGTCATTTCATTTAATTCAGGCCCATCAGAGATAAGACTTTGAAGAAGTTTTCTATTACCAGTTTTATAAGCATATGCTCCTCCTGTAAATGCACCAATACTTCCACCTATTAAGCCACCCTTAATGGCTCCTCCGATAATTGTCGTATCGTCATTTCCATCAAAAGCAGCTGAAAGACCACCAGTAATAGCTCCGCTAACTCCAAATATGGCACCGCCTTCAATGGCTCCACTTATCATATTAGCGGTTTCTTTAGAGGCTCCACCTTTAATAGCTTTTACTGCTGATTTTCCGCCAAGTCTATCTAAAGCGAAAGTTATTTTTTTCCAATCCATTTTTTAATCTTCCTTTGTATCATCTGGTTGATCAATTATTACTTCTTCAATATTTTCTTCAGCATCTTCTACTATTATATTTCCGTCTTCATCAAAATCAACGTCCATAATATCAACTTGCTGTTGGCTTTCTTTTTGTGCTTTTTGCATTTGCTGAAAAATACGAATAGCATCATCAGAAGCGGTTTCTTTTCTTTTATCGTTAGCTTTATCTTTTCTTGTAGCATTAAGTTGGTTAAGAATCTTCATCTTTCTATCTTGAAGAGTCATTAACATTTCTGCTTCTGGTGTTACTGTCATACCGTAATATGGTTTACATTTCTTATCTATTTCAATAAGAGTATTAGCCATAAAGTCACCAGATTGTGCTATTTTATTTTCTGCTCTCATTTGTTGTACTTCAGTAACAACAAGGTCTTTTATTAAAGAAGCATCAACAAGATCTTTATCTTGTATGATTTCTCCTGAGGCATCTATATTAAAATGAGCACACCATTGATTAAATCTAGTAACGATAGCGGCAATTTCCATTGGACATCTTTCACCAATGGTTCTATCAGCTTGATCTATAGCACAAACATCTTTAAAGTGACAGTCTACTCCTCTACACATAATAGGAACAGATGCAAACATTCCATGTTTAGAATTATACATTCTACTTATATTAGTTATTTGTGCTGTTTTTGAAGAATTCATTCCCCAAATAGAAGCAAGGATTTCTTCACCAGATTTTCCGCTTGCTCCTTTTACAGTTAATGAATTATTATAATCAGGTTGTATATCGGTTATTGCACTTGAGTTTGCCATTTTAGATTAGCTCTCCTTTTGTTAATGTTTACATTCCACTTACCCAGTCAGCATATTCTGCATATCCACTTGTATCTATGCCTGTTTTCATACTTTTATATGCTTGTGCCATATCATGTGCTTTTGTTTGAGCAGATTGAGCCATATCACCAGCTTTTTCTGCAACAGTTGATCCACCTGCTTTTGCAAGATTAACTGTTTCATCAATGATTCTTGAAGAACCTCTA